TCATCTTTTCTTCAGTCAACAACTGAGGCTCCAGTTGTCTTATCTCATTCTGAAGACGCTGTTTAGAAGCAGTCAAGGGAAGCATATCTTGGTACAGGTTGTATCCCATTTCCAAAGTAAGGTTTCTTGTTCGAGGACGACTACCGGTAGCTCCCCAGAAAATTAAATCGTTTTCATTCAAAGGTCTTCCGTTGGCCCTTTCAGCCCTTCCTAAACCCAGCAGTTCCTCCGCTGTTTGAGTTTTCGCAAACTCATCTATAATTTTATAACTTCCGCCAGCGGTTATAGGTTTAAGAAGAGTTTCTAAACCGTTTGAAATTTTTTCTTCGGTAGTTATACCTGCATAGTTTTCATATACAGGCTTACCAGTTCTGTTGTCTACTCCGGTAAGAACATTCATTCCTGCCTGTACAGCAATCTTAGGAGATACGAACTGTCCTAACGCTACATTTAAAGCTTTCCCTAGAGGGTCTTCTAGTTCCTCTTCTGACAGCGTTTCACCTCCAAAGATACGCCCAGTGAGAAGCTTTATGGGACGGACTATCTGGTCAAAGGTGTTAAAAGCGGCAGAGTTAAGAGTCCTTGTCCTGATGAAAGGTTTGTAATTTTCTTTCTGTTCTTTAACACGCTGGGCTATAAACTGTTTGTAGTTTCCTTTATACCCAAGCCTCTCTTTTATATCCGGCCAGTCATCTTCAGGAAACTGTGACTTAACAGTTTCAGGAGTAATAGCTTCAGCACCTAATTCATCTATATGAACAGGTTCCATATAAACATCGTCTGATCCAGCAGACCACTCAGGTCTTAGAGTAGCCATAACCTTACGATGTTCATCTGTTATGCCGTACACGTTTCTAGATTGAGTAAGCAGTTGATCCATGCCAACAGCAACAGCGGACAGACCAGCAAGCCTTCGTAGTCCTGTAGCTGCCTGACGCATGTTACCTGTTCTCAATCCTTCTTGAAGATCACGAACGCCATACTTGGCTACGTTCTTTGTAGTTCTCACGAGTTCTACAGGAAACAGGGTGTAGTTACCTACCACAGGAATTCTAGAAAACTGCCTGAAGAAAGCAGGAGCAGAACCGTAAGTTGGCATGGTGTCCCTGACAATGGTTGCCGCCTTCTCGTTTATCTGTTTTGCAGATAGGTTGGGGAACATCGCTCTCTGTGCGGCTACTTCGGATTGAAAAGCAACAAGCTTTCCATACAAGTCTGGTTGTCCATAAAGCCTACCAGCCTTTTCCATTGTTTTAGAAAAAGCCCTGCTTGCTATATTTCCCTGCTTGTCTCCGAAGATACGTGCATTTTGAGCAATCATTTCGCCGGTTACATCTTGGTCAATAACTCCAAGACGTTTAAGCGTAGCTAGTGTTTCAATAGCTCTAACGTCTTTCTTAATAACCTGTTGAGCTAGGGTATTTATCTCTGATATAGCCCTTACATAGTTTTTAGGATTAAAGCCATGACCATTAGCTACCATCATCTGAAGCATACCTGAGGTATTCAACAGGTAAGCAGGAGCATCTAGAGTAGTCTGGAGAGCCTGACCAAAGGAGGATATCTTAGACAGACCCCTCATTAGACTACTTGAGTTATTAACGTCGTATACATCAAGACCCCTTGAAATCATCCGTGCAAAGTACTCACCAACTGCGGGGTCTTCAAGAATTCTTTTGTTATTAACACCTCCAAACTTACCCATAGCATCTCGCATGAGTTCACTTAGGTATTTATCTCCAGCACCGGCACCTTCCTTAAAAGTTTCTTTACGAGACGGGAGGAAGGGAACAAGACCGGGAAGCTCAAACTCCTTCCCTTTTGTCTGAGAGGCTATCCTCTGGATATCCATGTAGGACCTGAGCTGAGATAGCACCTGACCTTGAGCCAAGACGGTCGATTGAATACCTTTGTAGGGGTCGTCAACCTGACCTAGAAAAGCTCTGAATTCTTCAGGTAAGTCTTTTCTTGCCAACAAGCTTTTGGCGTTTGCCTCTGCAACAGACCTAGCATGTCTATCGCTTACACCATCAAACAAGCTACGATGCCAACTACCCTCAGTACCCCTCATGTTTTCAATGATGTTGTACATGACGTTGGCTCTCTGGCTTCTTGAAAGCTCATCCTCTGGGTCTATTAGTTTTATAACACCATTGATCCTGTTTTCAAGAGAGGCGTCTGAAATAGTCTTTTTATTTTCATAGGCAAGGATTGCCTCTTTCATTCTCTTGTTGTCTTTAGGACTCAGAGCAGAAGAATACTGACGTCTTACATAGAAGTCCTGACCATCAGAACGAACTCCAAAGTTTCCATCCTTGTACCCAAGAATCTTTGCAATCTCAGCCTCATTCTGGTTTATCAATACCTTAAAATCATCCACCAGTTCTTTTACGTTAGGGTTTATGTCACCCTTTCCTGTATTAAAGTAGGATTTAAAAGCATCATCAGAAACTCCGTATCTCTTCTGCGCTCTCTGAAGTTCTTTAAGACGGAAGGTTACCTGAGTTTCAAAATACTTACGGCTGTTCTGAAGACTTATAGCAGCTTGCATCATCTCATCATCGTCACCGATTCTTGGCAATGCTGCCCTTGAAGTAAGAATTCTACCAGTTCTCGTATTGATGTTTGCAACTGTCTCCGTCACAGGGCGTAGACCAGAGGCTATACGCTTTCCTAGTTTAGTTTTGGCCCCTGCCTTAGCAGCCTCCATAGTTGCCTTAGGACCATACTTAGCAAACATGAAAATTGACTGTACTACAGCATTCAGAGGAAGCTCAAGAAGAGCCGCATCTCCGTACTGTTTCAGAACTTTAGTTCTTTCACTGTCAGTGTCTGCAATGCGAAGTTCATTGGCAAGCTTTACAAAGCTATCACCAAAGGGAACTTCTCTGGCAATGTAATCAAAAGTTTCTGGAAAGTTATCAACCAGTTCAGCGGATAAAATCAGGTCTTCAGGGCGAAGAGCAACATCTGCGGCAATAGAGGTAGCAGCAGTTCCCGTAGCAGTTCCTGTTCCTATAAGAACACGTTGCCCTCTTGACTGAAACTCTTTGGCTTTACCTCCCATCTGCTTGTTCATTTCAATGGCAATTTTCTTTGCCTTAGGAGCGCCAAATCTGTTCACAAGAAGTTCTAAAGTGTCTTTACTTACCTGTCTTCCAGCAGTAACAAGACCCAAATAACTTACGAGGGTAGCAGCTAATTCCTCATTTTCAGTAGTAGGATTAAGATTGTTTATAAAGGTAGAGACAGCCTGTCCAGTTTCAGATTGTTCTATCCTTTCCGCAGTTTCTGGAGCTAATACTTTTGTAATGTTTAGCAAAGTTTCTGGAAAGAAAGTTAAAAATTGTTCACCAACCTTTGCAAATATTTTACCGCCTGTTGCCCATGATTTTCCAAGGTCAGTTTGAGCGTTTGCAATCATTGACATTGGATCAGAAGTTTTAGCCTTGTCAACTATACTTGAAAGAGCCTCCATTTCTTTCTTGAAGGGGTCTTCTGTTCTAAGTTCCTGATCTTCTGAAGCTTCAGGCGTAGCTGGAGTGTCTTCAGAAACAGGTGTTTCTGGAGTAACTTTTCTAACTACCCATTTAGAGCCGTCCCATATCGCTACCTCTCCTTTGTCGTTAAAGGCAGCATCTGTTGGAACCCACTTATTGTTCTCTAAACGAACAGCTTCTCTTGTTTCCGGGTTGAAAGCTGTATCAGACATTCTTAACCTTTATTGACTAAAACCGGGGGGAGGCTTTGGAGGATTTTTCTTTTTTTCTGTCTTAGGTTTTGATCCAACAGTTTTACCGCCATTCTTAGGAAATGTTTTGGTAACTGCTGTAAACCCTGCGCTTCCTCCTCCTGCATCAATCCAAGCTTGTACTGCTTTTTCTATCGCAGCGTTTATCTTGTTACGAGTAGGAGTATCTATAGGCTTTCCGCCTATAGTCATACTTGTCTGTCCAGTTATTGGATCAGTTATTAGCACAGCATTTAAAGAGTCTGCCGCTGACTTTCTTATTGCATTATAATCAGCAGCTTTCATTCCAGCGTCTTTAGCTGCTTTAAGCAAATCTGCGTTTACCTTTCTTTCCTCTAGTTTTTCTTTCTTCATGGACTGAGCCATAGTAAGAAACTCTTTAGCTTCTTTCATATAACCTTTTTTAGCCAGAAGAGCAAAACCTTCACGCATTTCGTTTTCATTGATAGTTCCGTCACTAGCATAGTCTTTAATTTTTGCAAGTATTTCAGTACGATCTGAATCAACCTTTTTAGCCATAGTAAGACGAGGGTCTTCAGCGGCTGGTTTACCAAAGAGTCCCATGCCAGTTCTTGTTAGGTCGCCTACACTCTCACGCATACCTGCTTGCGCTCGCGCCATAGAGGCAACAATGGGGTCCATACCAGCACCAGCGTCCTGAATACGCTTGGCCCTTTCAGCCTCCATCTGTAGCATTACCCGTGCAGCATTACTCTGCGTATTAAACAAACCATTTGCCATTTCTTTTTCCTCGATTAAATTTTAATTAATAACCCAGACCACCGTCAAATCCGCCATCGTCATTACCGCTGTCACTGCCATCAGGCCCATCCGCGCCACCATAGCCGCCCGGTTCATCAAATCCCGGATCATAACCGGGATCATCAAAGCCCATATCAGGATCACTCCCGTCATAACCGGCAGGATCAAATGAAGGACTGTGGTAATTCGGAGCAAATCCAAAGGGACTTGTAGGATCAGGCTGTGCTGCAAATGCACCGGGAGCGCCAAAGCCACCACCAAAACCTAAGGTATCAAGAGCAGAGGTTGTTAGTTGTGATATGGGGTCTACTGCTTTAGCCACTCCAAATCCGGGGTCTGCCCAATCAAATGTAGAGAAAGCAGGAGTGCCGGGAGCAAAACTAATACCCGCAAGTTTCCCTGCCTGTTCAGCGGCCATCGCATCTGCAAGATCAAAAGCCATACCAAGTTCACTTCTAGTTACATTAGGCTCATCTTCAGAAAGAGAGCTTGCTCTGGGTGAAATTGTAGTTACATCAGCGATAGGATCATAAGCTAAGGCAACATCTCTAGCGGGATCATAAGGATCAGTAGCTCCCATCATATTAAATGCTGTTCCTAGTATTGAAATAGGAGCGGGAATAAGAGGTGATAAAAGGTTAAATCCTAACGCACCTATTTTTGCTCCTAGAGATTGATTAGGGCTACTAAGAATACCTTGAGTTACAGCCTCTGGCATTGCCCTTTGAATGTCACTAATAAACGAAGGAGTTTCCATCCCAAACAATCCTTCAAAACTTAAATCAAGACCAGTTGCATCTTCAGCAGCATCTATTGCAGCTTGTCCCAGATCAAAAGAAAGAGCGTCACTTAAAGTTTGTTCTATGTCACCGAATAGACCACCAATGTCTCCGAGGCCAAGCCCACCAGTAGAGGGTGTTGATGGAGAAGGTGCTGAAGAAACTGAAGTAGTATCTTCTGTATCAAGACCACCATCTAAAATATCTTGAAGAACTTTTTCAAAAGTAAGTTCTTGTTCTTTTTTAGGGGTTTCTTGAGTATCCTCTGGTGTTGAAAATCTATTAGAAAACAGACCTTGCCTTAGAAGATATTCAACTAAAAACGGAGGAAGATTGGTAGCCATTACGTTTCCTATCTTGATTTTAACTGGTTAATCAAAGAATTCTGTCTAATTATCCCACCAACACCAGACGCTAGAGTACCAAACAATCCGGGGTCTTGTGCCGCAGTCTGAGCAAGAAGTCGTTGAGATGCTGCCTGAGACTGAAGACCAGAAGCTGCAACACTACCAACAGTACCACCTATACCACGGCCAACATTAGCCTGTTGAAGCGGAATATCAAGAAGACCAACAGACTGAGCAATATCACCACGTTCTCTACCGAGAAGAGTGTCGATCAGAGACTGAGCCTGAGTAAATCCAGCGGTCCTACGCTGCGCTCTGGACTTCTGAATAGCTTCCTCAAGCGCCCTCTGTTCTTCAGCACCACCAGTACCACCAAGGCGTCCCTGTGCAAGCAGACGTGTCTCTAAATCAGTCCTAGCCTTGTCCTCTTCCTCTTGAAAGAAAGGTTGCATCTGCTGATAGAACTGTTCTCCTGCTGCAAAGGGGTCCATAAAGGCATATTCAGCAGCCTGAGTACCAAACAAACCACTACGGCTAATACCACCTTGGTAGATATCCGAAAGCTCTGGAGAAAGCGTAAGAAGTGCAGCTTGTTTATCTGGATCAAACTCAGCTATACCGCCAAGAGATGCTACAGTGTAGGGCGTAGCAGCACTCGTAGCAGCCGCCGCTGCTTCTCTAGCTGCTTGTGCTTGAGTTTCAGCAGCTTGACGTGCAGCTTTAGCCTGCTCTCGTTGACCAAAGAAACTAAGTCCTGCACCTACTATATCAAAAATTGACATATCTTTTTCCTCTTAAAGTTATCTAGCTTTACCTTGTTTGGTAAGAAGTGTTGTGTTAATTAAGCTTGAGTAATGACCAGTTACGTCAAACGTCATCTTAAGTCTAATTGTTTTACCTGCTCTGGCAAGAGATACCCTGTACTCTTTAGGACTAGCGGCAGGAGCATACTTGGCTGCTCCATACAGAGAGTTTGATGCACCATAAAGAAATGTAATCTGATCACTAGTCAGGTTAAATGTCTTGGAAAACTTAGAGTTCTCTTCGTAGTCTTTAGAAATTTCTATGGTAGCCGCTGCTCCTTCACCACCTGTAATGGTAAACAGTCCTTGCTTGAGTATCTTGGAAAACACAGGATCACCAAAGTCTAACCAAGGAGTTTGAAAAAGCCAGTTGTAATCAGTATTAACATCATTACCACCGCCATCTAAAGATACATCATAGTACTTGTCATATTCTGCAACAGAGTCCGACAGTCCCATATAAAGCTTACCACTTAGAGTACTGACGGCACACAGAGGGTTATCGTTAAATGTCCAGGTGGTTATCCGAGGAAGTGTCCTCTTGCCTACAGTAAAATCAAATACGTATGCTTTGTTATCGTCAGGCATAAAGGTAATTACAATACCTTCTTTCTGATAGTAAACACTTTTGATGTTACCTACGTCTGCCTGAGACAATAACCTTGTAAGGTCGTTACGTACTGTAAGAGACAGACCTTCCAGAGGAGACTTACCATCGCTTTGCTGTACACGAGAAAGCGACTGAAGACCTTCGTAGCTTAGGAAGACTACATCAGAATCTACATATACAATGTTATCTCTACCTGCTAACCCTACATCTCTAATAAGTTCATCAAGAACCATAGTAGCTGGGTTGGTAGCACCAGAGTAAATAGCAATGTTCTGCTTACCGAAGATTACTATTTTGTTTTCAATGGAACCTAAACCAACTATCTCATCATTACCCCAGACAGTTTTTAGATCAAGAAAACCAGAAGCTCCTGTGTTTAAATCCTGACCAATAAGGTTGTCTGAATAAAACAAAGTTCCCTTTGCTTCAGTAACACCACCGTAGAAGATACGACCAAACTCACCAAGAGCGCAGTTAGGATCAAAGGTAGTAATACCAGAGGGAGAATGATAACCAGACAGATCATCAATATCATACCAGTCTGTCCCATCATAATTAATAACCTTGTGACCTGCCTGTACACCCCAGAACTCATCATTGAAGTTTATCCATTGCCAGTTACTATCGGTAATGGTTTGAGGAGTTCCTGAGAAAGTTTGAGTAACCAGAGTATCTGGAGTAGTAGCAAAGTTAAGCTTTACAATGGTTGATCCAGAACCACCGTAGTATTCTCTGGTACGGTCAGCTTTAACAAACTCTCCTAAAGATTTCACAGGAGATGCTACCGCACTTGTAATTTGTTTAATGCCCTTCCTTGGACCCATACGACCTTCCAGATCGTAGACTACATTTTCAGCCTCAGTCAGAAACTCAGGACCAATTGTAGAACTCTGGGTCTGGGTATTAAGTCCTCTGGAACCTATACCCTTCAGGATTACAGGCGTGACTGGTTTAACTGGCATACCACGTTGTCTCGTTTACAGTTCGATTTTCATCTTGTACAATAGCATCTCCAAGAGATTGCTGAAAGCGTCGTAGAGCAAGGTCAGAGGTTGTACCACCGTCTTCTCCACGTTCTGCTAGAGCTAGAGAGTAAGCTCCAAGAACGATGATATTTTCAGGAAGAGTAAAGGTATCAGCAGCTAACGTAAGATCATCCTGAGGAATAACTGCATGTACTTTAATATCATACACTCCGTCTGGAGTAGGCCAGAAAGAAATGTCATTGTCATTTAAGCGGTAGTAGGTGGGGTTAGCAGTCTGAGTGTCACCGATGTAAGTCAAGTTATAGAAGTGTGAGTCACTGGTCTGCTTAAGAATACTATCGTTTGTATTGTCTATGACCTGCAAGATACGTGTCCTGTCGGTTACGTTAGGCATGTCGTAGGTAGCTGTAGAAGCTGCCGTAGTTACTGTTTCAATAGAACGTAGTGCAGTCCAGTTCCAAGAATCCTCAGCAATATCCTTAGCCTCGTTTACAAGCTCTCCGATGAGCTTCTGATAGGCATCTACTTCAGATGCAGAAGAGATAGCCCCAACCCAATCAGCACCAATGGTGTCCTCTCTAAGCCTCGTTAAAACCTTGTCTATGACAGTCCTATAGCTCATCAGTTAATTCCTCATCTAAAAATAGCTGCCGCTCTGCTTCTCTTCTTCTCAGCAAACCGGGGATAACTTTTTTGTTTGCATACTTCCACTTAAGAAACTCATCAGCACAACCGAAGTAATCTTTTCTGTTTAGCTTCATTCTTGCTGTGCTTCGTTGAAACGCTCCTGATCCTATGTTGTAGACAAAACTAGCTAGAGCAGCTAACTGGTTTTCATTTACTGGTACTTTAATTAGATTTCCTAATCTGTTTACCGTTGTCTTCAAGTCTCGTTCCATCAGACCAAAAGCTTCTTCTTTTGTAATCGGTCTGTGATCTCTGGTAACTCTGCTTCCGTCTAGTCCGTATATTGATCCTACACCTATTGTCCAGATACCAGCTACATCTTTGTAAGGTTCAGAACGAAAACCTTCGAAGCTTTCGATTAACTCCAGACCTTTCTTATTTATCATTTAGACCACTTGCTAACCAGACGTTGACCAAACCAAAAGCTAATGATGACACTGAAGATACCTATGATTTCATCTGACCACAGCTTGTCAAACAACTCTGCACTGATAAGACCAAAGGCTGACAGGAAAGTCAGAAGGACAAACTCAAGAAAGAAGAAGTAGGTAATCAAAGGACGTACCGTAGCAGACAGGTTGACTACCCACTGACTAGCACGTTTAGTGTGTTCATCGGCATTCTTATGTACCGCTATGTTAGTTTCACCTACACTGGTGATTACAGCTTCATCTCTACGATCTTGAGACTGTTGAGCCATAATTTTAAGTTCATGCTCTTTGTCCCTGACATCCTGCTTGCCTTCCATGTACATCTTGAAAAGACCGGGGCCAGTTGAGGTAGCAAACCCAAGAAGTGATCCTACTAAGCTTAACATTATTCTGCTTTCCTTTCGTTGGCTACTGGCGGATGTTTGCCATTGTGCATGGCATATAGCCGGTCATAATCTTTTTGTAGTCTATTGACGTGAGTTAGTAACTCAGCTAGTTGCATATGATCTCGTCTAAGGTTTTCTGGAGAAGCCATCTTAGCAAGTACGTTTATACGTTGCTCCTGTGTTTCTGTAGAAGTATGTAGTTTATCGTACATACCGTCCATTTTTCTTAGCCGTTGTTCTACATCTACTAGAGTTTCAGTTAGTTGTTTTATCTGCATTTTAGCTACAGCACTGGCTCCAGCCACGCTAAACAAAACACCTCCTAAGGTTAATATGGTTCTTAGATCAATTGCTCCTTCCATATCTAGCCTCTTCTTTAGTAGCTTTAGAAGTTACAAACTTCCAGTCTGTTCCCATTAAAACTATACAAACTGCACCTTCCATTTTAGGAGGAGATAGAGTAAGAAGCCACTGTCCTTGAGAACTAACAGACAGTTTAACTAAAGCTCCTTCTCTAATTCCATAACCCCGAATAAGTTCAGAAGGTTCGAATATCTCACTTTCTTCTTTTCCTATGCAAGGTATTTCATTTGCTTTAACTGTGTTAGCATAGACTGCTAAGGTTACTAAAGCAAAAATCCAAAGAAAGAAAGATTTCTTTATCATTCTGAAAGCTCAGGCCAGTCGTACAGGACGCCGGACTTGGTCGTCGTGCCGTCGTCTTCCAGCGTGTACGTCAGGAACAACGCAGCTACCGCATCAGTGTCAGCGGCGGCAGTGATAGCCGTCTCCATCTCTGTGGCCTTGCTGCGGATTGCGGCACGGTACGTTGCGATATTTGCCGGAATTGCATCGCCAGTGTCAGCGTTACGGATCACGGCCCAGTCAGTCTCGGATAGCAGTGCGCCCTGCTGTGCTTTGACTTCGGCAATCAGGTTCGACTTGACGCCCTTGGTGACGACTTGCACACCGTCTTCCATAATCGGATCGCCGTTCTCATCGACTTCGTTTACGTCGTCCAGCGGCTTGGCCGTGCTGTTGACCGTGCCGTCGTCGTTATAAGACCAGTTGTACAACCGGCTATCAGGCGCAGGTTGCTGCACGATCTCGGTGATACCAAGTTCTGCTTTACGCTCTGCGCTGTACGTGTGCCAGTTGGCGGGGTGCGTGATGCCGGTCTGATCGGTCCACGCTTTGCCCGGTCGGATGATCTGCCCGTGGCAGCATTTAAAAATTGATGTCATATGTGCCTCCTATCGGGCGGTTGCTGTTTTGAAAGGTGATTCGGCGAATGCCATGTAGATAAAGGTCTGGCCTGAAATATTTATGCCAGTGGTTCTCACCTTAAATCCGTTGCTCAGAAAATCAGTAGACGATCCTATATCGGGTG